CAGGTGGAACCGTCAGTATCGCTGGTGTCTTTAACGGTTGTGAATATGTTTCTTCAACAACTGGAGAAAAAATATTCTCTAACTATTGGCCAGGATCAGGGGCAGACAGTAACTTCCCTGTAAAGGCTTTCGTGTACGATAACCCTAATCAGTTATTTACTATATGTACTTCTAACGTAGTATCTGCAGCAAATACTGAAGCAGAGGTTCGTGCAGCAGTATTTGCAAATATTGCTTTCGCAACTGGAAACAGTGGTTCTACAACTACTGGTATTTCCTCTGCAACAGCAGATTTAAATACTATAGCAACCACCAACACTTTAGCATTAAGAATTATGGGTGTCCAAGATGACCCTGAAAATTCTGATTTTACTGCTGCTGGTATTCCATTAATTGTTCGTATAAACAACCACTTCAATGCACCGACTGGTTCTATTGCTGCTGGTACTGTTTCTACAACTGGCGTATAAGGGAGAATGAATAATGGCGATTTCACGTGCACAACTAGCTAAAGAGCTAGAACCAGGATTGAACGCATTGTTCGGTATGGAATATGGTAGGTACGAAAACGAGCATTCAGAAATTTTTGATACAGAATCTTCAGATAGAGCATTTGAAGAAGAGGTCATGCTTTCTGGGTTCGGTGCTGCACCAACAAAATCTGAAGGTGGTACGGTCAATTTTGATACTGCAAACGAAGCATTCACTGCTCGTTTCACTCATGAGACCATAGCTTTAGCTTTCTCTATTACAGAAGAAGCTATCGAAGATAACCTTTATGACAGACTTGGTTCAAGGTACACTCGTGCTTTAGCAAGATCTATGGCTCATACAAAACAAGTCAAAGCAGCAGCAATTCTTAATAACGCTTTCACAGGTGGTGCATCCGCAGGTGGAGACGGAAAAGCATTGTGTGCAGCAGACCACCCACTAACAAGTGGTGGTACGTTGGACAATGTTGCTGCAGCAGATTTGAATGAAACATCTTTAGAAGATGCGTTAATTTCAATATCTAGCTTTACTGACGAAAGAGGGCTAAAAATTGCGTTAAGAGGAATGAAGTTAATTATTCCTTCAGGCTTGCAATTTATTGCTGACAGATTATTACAATCTGCTCTACGTCCAGGAACTGCTGATAATGATGTAAACGCAGTTAAGAACATGGGAATGTTACCACAAGGTTACGTTGTAAACCATTTCTTAACAGATACAGATGCGTTCTTTATCAAAACTGACGCTCCAAATGGTTTTAAACATTTTGAGCGTGCACCAATTAAAACTCAGATGGAAGGTGATTTCGATACTGGAAATATGAGATTTAAGGCAAGAGAAAGATACTCTTTCGGTTTTTCAGACCCAAGATGTGTCTTTGGAAGTCCAGGAGCATAAATAAAAATAAAAGGGTGACTAGTCAGTCACCCTTTTTTATTATATATTAATTTTAACCCTAACAATCACATCCCGTGATTGACTAAGCCAAGATAGGAGATTAAAATGGCTAATACAACTTTTAAAGGAACTTTACGTTCAGAAGGTGGTTACTCATCTATTGCTACTGCAGCAACAACTGGAGTAGAAACAACTCAAATGTCAATAACTTCTGCTGGATTTGCATCTATGGATGCTAATACAATGGCAGTAGAAGCAGGAACAGGTATTACAACTGGCACTGGAACTATCTACAGAAGTTCCGTTCAAAGAGTTGGTGGTATAATTACAACAAGAATTCTAATTGATTTAACTGGATTAAGATCAACAGGTGGTGCTGACATCATTGGTGTTAATGGAACTGCTTTAGTTTGTCATATTGGTCAAATAACTGCTGCTAGAAACGGTACAATCTTAACAGGTAGTATGGAATGTTTTGAAGCACCAGCAGGTGGTGACCCAGACATTAACGTACATTCTGCAACAGAAGGAACTGGAGTAGAAGACGGTGCTATTGCTGATTTAACGGAAACATTGTTAGTTAATGCAGGAGATGCAACAACTGGAAGTAAAGTTTATTTTACTGGTGTTCCTGCAGCAGATGAATTTTTATACTTAACAACTGGTGCTGCGACAGACGCAGATTACACAGCAGGTAAGTTGTTCATCGAATTAATGGGCTACGAAGCATAATTAAGGGGGTTTCATACCCCCCTCTTTTATAAGGAGATAAGTATGGCAGGTCGTTCAGACACCAAGGCATTTAACATTAATCAGGGTGATAGTGCTGCTGTTTTAGGCTCAGCACGTTCTAGAATAAGACAAGTTGTTATATTTGGTAATTCTGCTGGTGTGTTAACAATTAAAGATGGCTCAGGTGGAGCAACATTATTGCTTCAAAGTTTTCCTACTGGATTACATACTTTGAATATTCCAGATCAAGGAATATTAGCAGAGAATGGGGCTTACATTCATGGCTTTACAGGTTCAGGAAATAAGTTAACTTTATTTTTATCCTAATGGCTGAAAAGAAGAAAAGAAAAGAAAAACCGATAAAGACTTCAGTTAAGTCTGGTAATTTCCGTTCTACTAAGTCTGGAGCAGGAATGACGACTAAAGGGGTTAAAGCCTATAGACGAGCCAATCCTGGAAGTAAATTAAAGACGGCTGTTACTGGAAAAGTAAAAAAAGGCAGTAAAGCATCGAAGAGAAGAAAGTCTTTTTGTGCAAGAAGTGCTGGTCAGATGAAGAAGTTTCCTAAAGCAGCAAAGAACCCTAATAGTCGTTTACGACAAGCTAGAAGAAGGTGGAAGTGTTAATGAAAGCAGCAGACGTTTTAAAACTCTTAGAAAAACATGAAGCTCAATGTGATAAAAGATACGCAGAGATTCAAGATAAACTTAAATCTTTAGATGGTAGAGTTTGGGGTTTATATGGCGTTATTATTGGCGTGGCAGTATTAGAGAAAATATTCTAATGGTTATGGCAAGATCTTCCATGCGACAGCAGATAACTAAACCACCTCAGAAAAGGAAAAAGAAAATGCCATTAAATAAATATTCTTCGAAACAAAAGAAGCTAGCCAGAATAGCATCACCTAGAGATAAGATTACAGGTGCAGATTTTAAAAAACTTAAAAAGAAGAAAAAGGTAAAGAAAGGAAAAGCATAATGCCTAAAGACGCTTGTTATAGAAAAGTAAAAGCACGGTATAAAGTATTTCCTTCTGCTTATGCTAGTGGTTCGATAGCTAAGTGTAGAAAAGTTGGTGCTGCAAATTATGGTAATAAATCTAAGGTAAAGAAGAAAGTTCTTGGTGGCTATATGGGAGCAAAAAGACCATCTAGCAATCCAAATATAGCGAGAGGTTGTGGGGCTATTATGAATAAAAAAAGAAAAGAAACGAAACGTGCATAATGGCTGTAAGAAAAACAAAAGCAGGGTTAGCACTAAAAAGATGGTTTAAAGAAGACTGGAAAGATGTTCGTTCAGGCAAAAAATGTGGAAGAAAAAAGGGCGAAAAAAGAGGAACACCGTATTGTAGACCAAGTAAAAGAATTAGTTCTAAGACACCTAAAACAACAAAAGAATTAACATCTGCAGAAAAACGTAGTAGGGTTAGACAGAAAGTTGCTTTAGGACAACCAAGTAAGGGTAAACCAAGAAACGTAAAACCACTAAAAAGAAAAAGGAGAGCTTAAAATGCCAGGAATGAATAAAAACCCACTAAATATGGCAATACAAAAAGTAAAAGGTAGAAAAATGGGTGGCAGTATGATGCCTACGGCTGAAGAACTAAATCCAGGAAAATCTGTAGATGTTACTGAAATGGCTATGGGTGGCTATATGGACGGTGAGATCGAAAAGAAAATGATGGGTGGCTACATGGGTGGTGGCTACATGGGAAAAATGGCTATGGGTGGCTACATGGATAAAAAGGGTAAGAAGTAATGGCAACTTCTGGTTCATCTGATTTTGAACTTGCTGTAGATGATTATATCGAAGAGGCTTTTGAGCGATGTGGTTTAGAAGTTAGAACAGGATATGATTTAAGAACAGCAAAAAGATCTTTGAACCTTATGTTTGCAGATTGGGCGAATCGTGGCTTAAATCGGTGGACTATTACTCAAACAACTACAACTATTACAGACGGCACTACAGAATATACTTTAGCAGCAGATACAATAGACGTATTATCTGCTGTAATAAGAGAAAATGCAGGAACTGCCTCTCAAACAGATACAGCGATTACAAGAATAGGTAGAGATACTTATTTAAATATTTCTAGCAAGTTAACTGAGTCAAGACCAACTCAGTTTTATATTGATAGACAAGTCGTACCGAAAATTAGATTATATCCAACACCAAATGCAACATATAGTTTAGTCTACGATAGACTAACAAGAATAGAAGATGCTGATGCTATTACCAATACAGTAGATATACCTTTTAGATTTTATCCTTGTCTTGCTGCAGGATTAGCGTATTATTTATCTATAAAGAAAGCTCCTGATAGGGTGCAAATATTAAAAACTATATATGATGAAGAGTTTGATAGAGCTGCGACTGAGGATAGAGATAGAACAAGTTTAAAACTATTACCATACGAAAGATATATTTAAATGGCTTTTGCAAGAGGAAAACATGCCTTCTTTTTATCGGATAGGAGTGGTATGCGTTTTCCATACAAAGAAAGAATAAAAGAGTGGAATGGTTCTGTTGTGCATATTTCTGAATACGAAGAAAAGCATGAACAACTTGACCCACATAGAACAGTTATAGATCCACAGTCTTTACGAGAAAATAGACCTGATGTAAAAACAGAAAGCAGTGTTGAAATTTTATTAGGATTGAATCCTTTTTTATCTAGTAGTTCAGGTAGTGCTGTAATTACAGTAGTAGAAAAGAACCATGGACGGGCTAGTAGCGATACTGTTCGATTTAGAAACATAGTTGGTTTTGATGGATTTACAAGAACTGTTTTAGAAAAAGCAGAGGGGTATAGTATAACGAAAGTTGACGATAATACCTATACTTTTACTGCAAGTAGTGGTACATCATTAATAGGAAGTGTAAATGGTGGTGGGCGTAATGCAACTGCTGGTCCAGTTACGTTGGGGGCATAAATGAGTTTTACATTAGCTACATTAACGACAGCTATACAAGATTATACAGATAATAATGAAACTGTTTTCGTTTCTCAAATAAATAACTTTATAAAAGCAGCAGAAGAAAAAATATTAAAAAGTGTTGATCTCGATTATTTTAGAAAAAATGTTACAAGTGCTTTAACAGCTTCAGATGCCTTTCTTACAGTGCCTTCAGATTATTTAGCATCGTTTTCTTTACAAATAACAACTTCTGGATCAGAAAGTTTTTTATTACAAAAAGATGTTAATTACATAAGAGAGTATGTAGTTTCAGCCTCAACTACAGGTGTACCAAAATATTTTGCAAGGTTTGATGAAAATAATTTTATTTTAGGTCCAACTCCAAATAGTAATTATGCAATAGAACTTCACTATTTTTATAGACCTACTAGTTTAGTAGATTCTGGATCTAATACAACTTGGGTTAGTACAAATGCGTCTTTTGCTTTATTATATGGAGCACTTGTGGAGGCTTATACTTTTATGAAAGGTGAGCCTGATATAATACAAAACTATAATGGGTTATATGCACAATATTTAGATAGACTAAAAGATCTTGGAGAAGCAAGAGAAAACACAGATGGTTATAGAGTTGGTCTGCCATCGAGACCAAGAACATAGGAGTAGAAAATGGCAACAGCAAACGCAGCAACTTCCTTTTTAGAAAATAGACTATTAAGTTTAATTTTTAAAAACAATGCAGCATCGTTTAG